GTGTACGGTAAGGTATTCATCTCGGTCAAGCCAAAGACATCGAATCTTCTGTCATCCGCGGAGCGTGATCAGATACTCAACGACATAGTCGAGCCTAAGTCCGTCGTCACCATCACTCCTGAAATCGTCGATCCGACGTTTACGTTTATCGGCCTCGAGGTGTTCTTCAAATACGATCCGACGGAAACGAGTCTGACCAAAACACAGCTCGAGTCGTCCGTACAGGCCGCACTCAATGACTTTAACGATAGGAACCTCGATTCATTCGGTTCGGTCTTTCGACACTCACTTCTTCTCTCGACGATCGACGATACGTCAGAGGCAGTGCTTAACTCAACCGCACGCGTATATGTAAAGAAAAGGTTTGAACCGATTCTTGCCGCACCGAATAGATACATTCTCGACTTCTCGGCTCCTCTTTACGAGACACAGTCGCGCGAGAGTGTCATCCGTTCATCGACACTCTTTACAATCAACAACCTCCAGTGTCGCCTAAAGGACGTACTCAACACCGACGGTACAAGAACGGTGCAGATCGTAACGGGCGAGGACGTAAACGAAGTGGTTGTCGTTGCCGATGCCGGTAGGATCGAAGGATCGAGGGTCATTCTCGAGAACTTCTCGCCGACAAACTTCCAGGGCTCGTACATCGAGGTCGAGGCGATTCCAAACTCAAACGACATCGCACCAAAACTCAACGATATACTAGTGATCGATCCAAACGATGTATCCGTATCCGGCGAGATCGATACGATCGTTGCTGGTCAGGACTTCTCTGGTATTCGATACAACACAACGCCGCGTCATGACTGATAGACAGGATCTCTCTCCTCACGTCTCAACGCTGTTGGATCAGTTCGTTCCTAGCCACATCAGGGCGAGCTATCCTCAGTTCATCGACTTCATTGCAGCGTACTTCGACTACCTCGAGGAGTCGAGCGAGAGTGCGTACTACCAGAACACTCTTCCCGAACAGCGCGACATTCGTACACAGGACCAGCAGTTCCTTCAGCAGATCGAGAAGGAGATCGGTCTGTACGTACCAAAGGCATACCTCGCGAATCCTCGCGTCTTCTACGATCGCATCTCGGATCTCTGGAGATCGAAGGGTTCGGACGAGGCGATTCGTACGTTCTTTAGGATCTTTCTCAATGACGAGATAGAGATCTTCTATCCGTGGAGCCAGGTGCTCATCCCATCGGACGGACGCTGGATCGTCGAGGACAAGATCCGTGTAACGATGATATCCGGTGAGGCCGAGTCCTTTACCGGTGAGATCATTCAACAACTCGAGTCAAACGCAACAGCCCGAGTCGATCGCGTCGAGAGGAAGGTGTACTCGGACGGAATCATCTTTGAGCTTACCCTTGTAACGGGATCACAGCTCGGTGAGTTCAATCCTCGTGAGCGGATCATTGGACCCGGGGGCCTCGAGGCTGAGATCTATCGGTCACTTGCAGACATTCAGATCTTGACCGGCGGAAGCGGCTATCAACGCGGCGATCGCATCCGTGTCGAGGGATTTGAGGGCTTTACGTTTACCGCGTATGTGTCTGGTGTCGACGAACAGAACGGCTCGATCACCGACGTAAGGATCTCGAACTACGGCGCTGGTAACACACCTAACCAGGTACTTAACTCTCAGAATCCTCCGACATATTACTTTGAGGACTTCCTTCTCTATCGTACCTCCGACGACTTACTCGTCGGGCCGTCACAGAACCTCGGCAATCTGACCGCGTATCTTCGCGACACAAACATACAGATACCCGTCGTTGACTCAGAGGTCATCGTTGACGGCAGGGTCGAGCCGATCATCATACCTCTCGATGAACTCGAGTTAGTCATTCCCGGTCGCATCGTTGATACCCGCATCGCGGTCGACATCACGTTTACGAGTCCAGTGTTTGAGATCGACACGATTAACGGGACAGGTGCTCAGTTCCTTCTCGCCTTCGGCGCCGTCGTCACAACTCCAGGATACTACGAGGACGTTCGTGGTCAGCTCTCGGAATCGATCGTGCTTCAGGACTCACACTTCTACCAGAAGTTCTCGTATGAGGTGTCTACGAACTATTCGACTCGTGAGTGGATCGACGCGCTTAAGAGGACGGTTCATCCGGGTGGTACCGAGGTATTCGGAAACATCCGTATCAATCAGATACTCGATGGGAGGGTCAAGGACTCCCTTATCTACATAGCGAAGACCGAGCCGAGTGGATATATACTTGGTGAGACGCCGAAGCTGACTAACACCCCTCTCGGTTTCGCTCAGGACTACACGATTCCGGAAGAGGTATACTTCTCAGAGGCGTATGTCGGTACGGAGTACTTCAACGATCCCTTTGTCGACGTCACGGAGTCATCCGCTCAGTCGTTCGATTCAGAGGACGCGGAAGAGTTTGTTGAACAGTAATAGGATAGGAATAAATGACGTCTTCCACACTATCGACTAAGTTTCCATATAGAAACGCAAAGACGGTCGTCGACTCGATTCAGAACTCAGAGTCGAGTTTCTACGTCTTCTATGGTAGGACACAGCCGTGGGACGACGAGCAGAGTCCTCCCGTCGCCGTCGACTCACTCAGCATGGAGTACTCGGCCTGGCACGACATGACTGCCCTTAAGAAGGTCGACTTTCAAGACGCGCGTCTCGGTTTTAAGAGGATCGATTGGTCGTCGGGCACGGTGTTCGATCAGTACGACGACGCTCTCGATCTCTCGACCAAGAACTTCTACGTATACACCGACGAGCAGAAGGTATACAAGTGCATCTCGAACAACAAGGGTGCACAGTCGACGGTAAAACCACAACACACCACGAACGACATCACTCCAGAGACTGACGGTTATAAGTGGAAGTACATGTTTACGCTTACGGACTCACTCCTCCGTAAGTTCTTTGTTCCGGGTTATCTGCCGATCTCGTTCAATCAGACAGTCGTCGACAACGCCGAGGTCGGATCGATCGAGAACGTCGTGATTGAAGCGGGCGGATCGGGTTACACGCCTGACGCGTCCATCGGAACCTCGACAGGACTTCCTGTGTTTATCTCGGGCGACGGTGACGAGAACGCGTCGGCCGAGGTAACTGTTACATCAAACCTCGGTGCGGTGACCGGCATCACGGTCGACGACGGTGGATCGAACTATCCGTACGCTCCCGAGACAAACATTCCTGTTGCCATTCGTCAGATCACCGTCGACGGTGCGCTCGAGACTGCATACGGTCTAGCAGACACCGATCCGAATGGTGCGATCATCAACGTGACACCGATCATTGGTGGTTCGGGCTACTCGACGGGCACCGCATTTGTCGTTCAGTCATCGGCACAGGGTATCGCAGAGACCGACGCATCGGGTGTCGTAACAAACGTAGAGGTCGCTACATCGCGTGCGGGTAAGAACTTTAGAAAAGCACGTGCACTGGTCATAAACGAAACGACTGGAACGGAGGCCGAGCTGCGACCGATCATATCACCGTTCGAGGGTCACGGCGCCGTACCCGAGCAGGAGCTTCTTGCCCGATACGTTCTCATCAATCTAAGATTCGCTTACGATGAGGGCGAGGGTGACTTTACCATCGCAAACGACTTTCGTCGAATCGGTCTTATTCAGGATCCCTTTGAGTACGCGTCGTTTAGCTCGACCGCATCGGCACAGACTCTCGACGCGAAGTACAGACTCTTTCTCGATCAAACAAACGCCACATTCGACGAGGACGATACCATCGCAGGTCAGTCGTCGGGCGCCATCGGTCTTCAGGTCGATACATACGAGAACAACGTACTTCGAGTCATCCGCGACGATACGATATCAAACTCAATCGACTTTCAGGTCGGTGAGGTGGTAAAGGGCCTGGGTTCCGGTACAACGGCAACGATCACATCGATCGAACCACCAGAGGTTGAGCCGTATTCCGGTGACATTTTGTTTATAAATAACCGTGAGTCTATTGATCGTAGAGACGACCAGATAGAGTCGATCACTCTCGTGATGGAATACTAAGGCAGAGGATTTCAATGGCAGATTTTAATACAGCGCCGTACTTCGACGATTTTGATGAGGCAAAGAAGTTCCTCAAGGTCCTCTTTCGTCCAGGATACGCCGTTCAGACACGTGAACTGAATCAGGCGCAGACGATTCTTCAGGATCAACTATCTAAGTTTGGTCAGCACATCTTTAAGGAGGGATCGGTCGTCATACCCGGCGAGCTGTCGCTTCTTCGTAAGACTTTCATCAAGGTCGATCCTATAATTCAGCGGGTCGAGACCATCGACGGTGTCGAGCAGACACCCGAGGGAATCTCATCAGGACTTCAGACCGAAGCGGCCGCGGAGCAGATCCTTGGACGAGAACTCAGAGGAATCGGTGTAGAATCATCGGACCCATCGACCCACGGCGTAAAGGCATTCGCACGTCTCTGGCAGGAGCGAGACATCGACAACGGTATTCCTCAGGGATTCATCGTTGAGTACACGTCCGCCGCCGAAAACACGACCAAGAAGGTGTTCGATCCTCAGGAACGCGTCCGTGTGCTCGTCGAGGAGACGGACGAGAACAACTTCGTCGAGTATCAGCTCACTCTTCTTACTGCCATCGATAATCCAACGGGTCTTGGATCCACGGCCGAACTGCAGCGCGGCATCTACTTCATCCGCGGCAGTTTCGTTCTCGTCGACTCAGACGCAATTATTATCGACGCCTACTCAACATCGACACCGGCATCCGTAGGATTCCAACTCGTCGAGAACTTCGTGACGCCGGAGGAGGATCCTACACTCACCGATAACGCCAACGGAACGTTTAACTTCGCCGCACCCGGTGCGCACCGCTACAGGATCGAGACCACGCTCACGAAGAAGGTCCTTGAGTTTGAGACTGACGGAGACGGTAACGAGACACAGGTTCCGATTCGTGATCGAAACTATGTAGAGATCACTCAGTTTAGAAACGGTATCGAGCAGGAGCACGTCGTCAAGGCCGACTACTCTGAGATCGAGAACGCACTTGCGCGCCGCACGTTTGACGAGTCGGGTAACTACGCGGTCCGTCCTTTCCGTGTTCAGGTCAAGGAAAAGCGCTCAAACAATCGCGGTGAGTGGACTCAGGGTCGGTACTACCTTCAGGGCGATATCGTTACGAACGGCGGCAACACATACGTCGCACAACGATCGGGTACATCGGGTCCGAACCCACCCTCAACGGTTGTTGGAACGGGGGTCGCCGACGCGGCCGACGGTAGCCTGAACTCAAACGTTGTATGGTCGTTTGAACCGAATCCAGAGTTCAATGGCGGTGACACTGTTGACCTCGATCAGACAGAGACCGAGGCTGCTAACCAAGAGAAACAATTGACTGTGATCGTTGAGCCTGGTAAGGCGTACATCCAGGGCCGCGAGGTCGAGAAGATCGCACCGGAGCGCGTCGATATCGAGAAGGCACGCACGTCCAACATCGTTAAAAACGACTCTCTCGGGACCCGTCTCGGGAACTTCGTTCGCGTACAAAATATCTCCGGTATTCCAGACATTCAGACACTCGCGAAGGTCGACCTAAGAAATGTTACTGCGGACGACAACTCCGTCGGCGAGACGATAGGCACCGCAAGAATTCGCGCGCTCGAGCAGGTCGGCGACGAGTACTACCTCTATCTCTTTGACGTACAGCTAAACGCGACACAGTGTTTTGCTAGTTGCGTCAAGCAGATCCGTAACACAAGCTTTAACGCAGACATCGTCAACACGAATACGTCGGACAACCAGGGTTCCGTATCCTCGTCCGGCACAACTGTTACCGGTGACGGTACTCGATTCTCTGCCGCGCTCAGCGTTAACGACTACATCGAGGTCGACGACGTGTTCTACCGAGTCACGGCGATCAACTCCGATCGTGAGATCGTTATCGGAACGACTCCGGCATCCGCATTCTCAGGTGACGCCTACCGTGTAGTAAGAACACAGGTCAACGACCCGCAGAACCAACTTGCCCTGTATCCGATGTTCTATGACGCGATTCGTACGGTCAAGAACGATCAGGACGTTTCCGAGGTCGAGTACACCGTGATGCAGAAGTTCGCGAACGTGAACTCATCGGGCGGTATCCTTACCATCTCGAGAACGTCGGCGACTAACTCGGGTGGTTCGGGTATCGGTACCAGATTCTCAACTTCGGTGCTTCCTCAAGAGATCCTTGTGACCGAGTCGGGTTCGGATATCATTCAGATCGACGGATCGTCCGTCGCGCTCGGTACCGTGACGACCGACTCAATCGAGATCAACGGTCTGTCCGACGGAACCTATACGGTCTTCGCACCCGTCGTGAAGGAGGACGCACAGCGTTCCAAGGAAAAGAGTAAGACACTTGAGACGGGTCAGCTCGATATCACCGATGTCAACGATCTTACGAAGCGTCGGATCAGCCTCGACCGCGCCGACATACTTCGAGTCGTTCGCATCTCCATGTCGTCTTCGGCGAGCGGAACGACCTACGATCCTACCGGTGAGATCGACATTACCGAGTGGTTCAGACTCGATGACGGCCAGCGTGATACACATTACGCACTCGGTGCAATCGTTCGTAAACCCGAGTACGCCGCACCTAGCGGATTCATTCGCATCGACTACGAGTACTTCTCACACGGCTCGACCGGTGACTACTTCTCGATCGACTCTTACTCGATTCCAAATGAGGACATCCCTGAGTACGAGACTGAGTTCGGAGTCATTCCTCTTCGGAACGCGCTCGACTTTCGTCCTGTCATCAATAATGCTGGCACTGGATTCTCTGGAACGGGTGGTTCGGTCTCACTGATACCTAAACCGGGTACGGAACTGACCGCGACGTATCAGTACTTTAACGGAAGATCGGATAAGATCTCGATCAACTCAAAGGGTGACGTAGTTGACATCAAGGGTACTCCATCGTTGAATCCAAGACTCCCAGAGTCGATCACCGATTCCATGGATATCGTCACCCTTGACATTCCTCCGTTTACCTTTAGCCCAGACGACGTCGTGGTTAATAAGGTCGATAATCGTCGATTCACGATGCGGGACATCGGTGATCTAGAGCAGCGCATCGATCGCCTCGAGTACTACACATCCCTCAACCTTCTTGAGCAGAAGGCATCGTCGATAGAGATTCCCGACGGCGATGATCCAAGATTCAATCGATTTAAGAACGGCTTTATTGTCGATAACTTTGCGGGTCATTCGACCGGCGATACCAGCGCCAACGACTACCGTGCTGCCATCGATATGGAGGAGCAGGAACTTCGTCCTACTGTATACTCGGATAACGTCGACCTCATTGAGTCGGTATCACGTGACACCGAGCGTCAGTCCGCGGGTTATCAGGTGACCGGCGATCTCGTCACGCTTCCGTATACGTCGACAACGTATGTAAATCAGCCGTTCGCCACCACTGTCGAGAACATCAACCCGTACGCTGTCTTTACCTTTATCGGATCGGTAGCGCTCAATCCGTTCTCTGACCAGTGGTTCGAGACAGAGAGCGTACCAGCGATCATCAACGACGTTGAGGGTAACTTCAACGCGGTGCGCGATCGTGCTGCAGAGGCAGGTGTGCTCGGCACCGTATGGAACAACTGGCAGACACAGTGGACGGGTACACGTACAAGAACGTCCGGATTCATCGCCGGACGCGGCCGTCGCCGCCAGACGATAAGAACTACACGCGAACAACGTACTGGTATTCAGACGGAGGTACGCGCAACGTTCTCTCGCGAGGTCGTTGACGAGCGGGTCGTTTCAACATCGACGATCCCATTCATTCGTGCACGTAACGTATCATTCGTAGCCCGTGGACTTAAACTAGGGACTCAGATAACTCCGTACTTTGACGGTACGGACGTCTCTGAGTACGTGACACCGGCATCGAGACTCTCGTTTACAGAGATCTCTGGTCAGTCTGCGTTCTTTGACTCAGATACAAACGCAGGTGCTAACGCAGATGAGGCCGCCCGTACGATCGACGCGGATACCGACACGAGCCTGAACAAAGGTGACGTCGTATTCGTATCGCGTCGCGGCGCTACATCGTACGCGACACCGGAGGCATCACCCGTCACTGCGGTATGTGTTCTTCAGGAGGTTCAGCCCGGCGGTGAGGAACGATCGATCCTGCTCATCAATGTGTCCGGAAACTTCCAGGTCGGTGATGAGATTACCGGCACCATCTCAGGGTCAAAGGGAACCGTAAGCGAGTGGACGCCGAGATCACAGAGCGACTCACTTATTACCAACTTCGGCGGTGACGTCGCAGGTATCTTTGAGATCCCGAATAACGATGACGTAAGGTTCCGCACGGGCGAGCGCGAGTTCAAGCTCATCGATAACGAGCAGAACAACGACTTCGAGGCGTCCACCCGCGGCCGCGCGACCTACGAGGCCGAGGGCACATTGCGTCGTACACAGGCCACGATCAACTCTGTAAGAAACGGCGAGATCGTACAGCAGAGGGTCGACGATGCCCGTACACGATCGGAGGTAAATCGAACTACTTGGTTTGATCCAATCGCTCAGACGTTCCTTGTCGAGGAAAGAGGTGGTATCTTTGTCACATCGATCGATCTATACTTCGGCTCGATCGACCCAACGATTCCGGTACGTCTTCAGCTCCGTGACGTGGTCAATGGGTATCCCGGTCCAACGGTTCTTCCGTTCGGTGAGGTCATCCTTACACCGTACGAACTTCGCGATGCTCAGATCGATCAATACGGATCAGGCTTCGGTATCTCTGATCGAACCGTTGATCTATCGCAGGTCGACGGCGCGCCGATATCCATAGCACTTGCCCCGGACCAACCCGTTCGGTTTAAGTTTCCTTCTCCGGTATACGTACAGGAGGACACGGAGTACTGCTTCGTGCTTCTATCCGACTCAAACAACTATCACGTATGGGTATCGGACCTCGGCGGTGTCGATCGATTCACCACACCGGGTGAGGAGAATCAGGTATCAGAACAACCGTACCTCGGATCGTTCTTTAAGTCACAGAACGCATCGACGTGGACACCGGATCAGAACCGCGACATTAAGTTCCGACTCAATCGAGCTAAGTTCCAGAACCTAACGAATCGGATCATCGGACCCGACGGTCGTGAGGAGTCGATCAATACGACCGACCTTACACCCGGCGGTATCGCTACGTTCAACAACGCACGTCTATCAAAGGTCGACCTTGAGAGAGATCCTCTTTTTACAAGAAATAGATCACAGTACGTTCGTGTGCTTCACAACAATCACGGGTTTACCGTAAACAACTCACAGGTTACCTTGATCGGATTTGAACCCGGTGTGTACGCAGGAATCAACGCGTCTGAGTTGAACGGTACTCACGATATCGTCCACGTCACACACGATTCCTACGTCTTTAAGGTTCCGACACCCGCAAACGAGACGACTCGTACAGGCGGGAGCGGTGTCAAGGCGACGAGAAACGTACAGTTCGACGGCATTCAGCCTCTCGTTCCCGTACAATCGTTTCCAGAGACGAGGGTCGACTACGTCGGTCGTACGGTATCAGGACAGACGGTATTCGGACCAGAGACACCCTACATCAAGGAAGTTAACGGCGAGGACCTCAATCCGAACGAGAACAACTTCTTCGACACACCGAGGCTCATCGCATCCGACGACAACGAAATCGTCCAGGCCGGCGACGCGATCAAGTCCTTCGATCTCGATGTAAGACTCTTCTCGACGATCGATAACCTATCACCGGTCATTGATACATCGAGGCTTTCGCTGATTACGTTCAACAATCGTATCTCAAATCCGACACTCACGAACTCGACCTACATTCCTGTTGAGACGTCCGAGCAGCAGCCCGACGGTACAGTATTCGATAAGGTAGGAATCGTGTCCGCCGATGCATCGAACATTGACTTCAACGATAATCAGATCCAGACGTCGAACGTGGACATCCGGCGCCTTTTTGAAAACCTTGAGGCGGGTCAGATCCTTGAGGTATCGAACGCGGCAAACACCGAAAATAACGGTCGGTACACGGTGATCGATATAGCAGAGGACGGTGCCTTTATCGAGGTATCACCAGCCTTTGCTGCCAACGAATCACCGGCAGGCGCCACCGGCGGCATTAGTATCGCGTACTTCAACAACTACGTGGAGGAGGTGTCACCCGACGCTGGTACGACCGCGGCCAAGTACATGACTCAGAGGGTCGATCTTTCGGAGGCGGCGGCCAACTCAACGGCGCTCGATATTCGATTCGCCGCCGACATTCCGACCGGTGCCGCAGTTGACGTGTACTACAAGACGAAGCTCTCGGCAAACGACACATCGTATCGAGACATCGTATGGACAGACGCCGGTACGATCTCTGCAACAACGACTGAGGGATTTGTCGACCAGGAACTCGAGATCGACAACATCCCGACGTTCGACATCGCATCGGTCAAGTTGGTCATGCGGTCCGATTCGTCGGCGACCATTCCACTTATCAAAGACCTCATAGTGATTGCAAATGCGTAGTCTAACGAGAATTAAGAACGAGCCGAATCTTCGTAAAGACGTTAATTCGGGTGCAGTCGTAAACGTTTCCTCCGATGATTATAATAAATACATCCAAAGGAAAGAGATAATTCGTAAAAACAACGATCGTCTCGAGAACCTAGAGAAAGAACTCACTGAGGTAAAGGACCTTCTTAGGTCCGTGGTGGATACGCTTACAAATGTTAACTGAAGAGATCAAGGTCGCAGGTCACGTCGGAGTAGAGTTGTACTCGGCGGACGGTGTTCTCCTTCACTCGTCGGACTTTCAGAACCTAGTCACTACACTTGGGAAGGAACTACTTACGCGTAAACTGGTCGACGATCCTGAGATCATCGAGAAGATCGGTATCGGATCGGGAACCACCGCGGCCCAGCTAAGCGATACACAGCTCGAGGCCACGCTGTCGGAACGTGACATAAGATTTCAGTCCACGGAAAACAACATCGCATCATTTATCTCGACATTCGAGGAAGATGAGCCAGCACAGGATTCAACTGTCGGTGAGGTTGGTCTTATCTCTGATAACGACCTTCTTATTTGTCGAGCGGTACTCGATACTCCGTTCGTAAAGGCGACGACTGACTATCTGGTTATTAACTGGAAACTACAGATTGGATGATAGAACTCAATGAGTAGCATCAGATACAGACAGAATCAAACCGACTTCGAGACGAATATTCGGATCGAGCAACTCGGAGGCGAGACCTTCAAGGGTGCTCCACTCTCGAATAACGAGGTCGATACCAACTTTGCCAATCTGAATATCGGAAAGGTCGAGAACGACGGTTCGATCCCGATGTCGGGCAATCTTACGACTCCAGGTATCGACGCGTCTCTTGCCGAGGAGGGATTCCGTCTCTTTAACGAGCAGGGCGATCTTATACTTACGGCGGGAGCGGACAACTCGATCGACGTGGTATTCGAGGGTAACATCGACGTCGGTGACCAGGGTTCCATCGACGTCAACCTCGGTGGCGGTGACATTACAGCCAATAACATCTTCCTTAACGGTCGACTCATTGATCAGGCACTCGCCGAGAAGTTCAACGTATCAAATGTAGGTGACGTACTTCGTGCGATCACGTTTGACTCACCAACAGTCACTGCCGATGGGGCAATCGCGTCGGGTGAGACAGACATCCCCGTAAACTCGGTGACAAACATTTTTGTTGGCGATGAAATCTCCGATGCCGGTTCGAGTATCCCTGACGGTACGACGATCGAAAGCATCAATGGCACGACACTCACACTCTCGGATGCAACGACAGGTGGGATTGGAGACGGCGACCCACTCATCATCAACGACGAAAAGACACTGCTTAAGTTTACCACAATCGTACGTCTCATCAACGTTATCGGTGAGTTCGGTATCGGTCAGACCGTCGTTGGTAACACCTCCGGTTACCAGGGCACGATTCATCGCATCGACGGTAACAACATCTACGTTATCATGCAGAACGACGAGGTTGAGTTCCAGGGTTCCGAGCTCCTTCAGCAGGTCGTTGGCGGCGTTCCCTCCGCAAATATCCAGGGTACGATTACAGAGGTCATCAACACTGATACGATTCGAGTCGACCACAAGCTCAAGGTATTCGGCGTACAGGCAACGGATCCAACGGCAAACGTTGACGAGGCATTTGCCACACCGACGTTTACGGCCGTAAAGAAAGGAACGACGGATACAAATCTCGACGTTCAGAACTACTATTACTGGACGGCACAGTTTAGATTCGACAACGGTAAGATCGGTGATGCCGCTGGTCCATCGACAGCGATCGAGCACAACGTGCCGACACTTCTGGATACCGACCGTTACATCACGCTATCCGTCGCACGTACCTCGGGTGACTACGGTCTACTCGTGTATCGCGGTTCCTCCACTAATCTAGAGGAGGCCGAACTTATCTCTGTCCTCGGTCCTCGCGATCTCGGTGACATTAACTCATCGATAGTGTTCAACGATCAGGGCACGTTTGCACGTACTGAGTGGTCGACCAAGACCATCGATACCAATGCGTTCTCGGATCTGGGCACTGCTGACAGTCGTCTCAACTCTGAGTACGACTCGTCACGAATGGTGTACTTCCCTCTCATTCCACCAACGAACGAAGAGTTGGACGCAGAGAGAATTAACGGAAAGGGTTGGGTCACCGCGTCGGTCGAGCAGATCTATAACAAGAAGACCGTACGTCTCGATGCCAAGCACTGGCACAACTCAGAGTACATCGACGTCGTGCACGACAACACCGAGGGCATACAGGCGGCGATCAACGAGAACCGTGACCTCGCGCTTCGAAACATCGTGCTTCCTGACGGCGTGTACTACACGTCTCGTCTTCGCGTTCCTTCGGACTTTGCTCTTGTAGGTAACTCGAAGCGAACTGTTCTCAAGCAGATCCCATGGAACTTCGACTTCTACGACGATCTTAGTGAGCCGCAGGTCAAGGGATGCATACTTATTCCTCAGGAACAGGGCGCGCAGAGAATCACCATCCGAGACCTCTCGATTGACGGTAACTTCGTGAATCAGGTGCTCTGGCAGGAGGATCAGGCGAACTTTGTGGTGTCGATTCCAGACGCACGCGACGTCACGATCGATAACATTAATATTCAAAACACCGCTGGCGCGGGCGTGTATGCGCTCGAGAACGAGCGTCTACGGGTATCCTCGTGTCAGATCCGTGACGGTGGACTTCAGTACGCCGAGGACACGACACAGTCACCGTTGTTCTCCGCATCGTCGAAGTTCGTTACGATATCCGACAACATCTTCGAGAACTGGTCGGCGGGCGTAAACAGCTCAGTCACACGTATCGGAACGATCGTGTCAAATACGATTCGTAACTGTGGATCAGGACTACTCATCTTTGGATCGGGTAACCTGCTGTCGGCGCCGAACCTCATCATGGGCACAGACGACGAGTACATTCCTTCAGTCGATAAGCTGGATTCCGACTTCGATTCAATTAACATCGATATCGAACCGGGTGTTGACTACATCTCACCGTCACTACTATACATTCGGGATCGCGATCCTTTATACCTAGGCTCAACGGACATCCCAGGAGTACCCGGTACCTCGATCGAACTGTCGGCCGACATCCTTACACTCACGAAGCTCGACAACGTTGAGTCGCTGTCAGAGATCGGAGGTGATCTCGACTACACGAACAACTCGGCGGGTAACCCGATCCTTGAGGTCGGCGTCAACGGTGACGACGGTGAGTTTGGTCGTGAGAACGGATACTTTCAGTGGAGGATCATCGCACAAAACGCGAACGAACTGCCGTCGTTCTCGGCACTTAAGAGTGAGTGGGAATCACTTACTCCTCCGACCGGTGAGTCACTTATCGGACTCGTGTATCGAGTCAAGGCCACCGAGTACGCATACGTCGGTGAGGAGGATGATAGGATCTACGTGAACAACATCGAGTTCACAGCCTCTGGTGGAAACGAGTTCGCTGAGTTCGCGCTCGAGGACGCCGACGAACAGAACATCTTTGCCATCGGCGACGTGATTCGATGCTTCAATGTTCAGGGTGTGACTCCCGACATCAACGGCATCGAGATTACCGTCACAGAAAAGAGTGAGTCCGGCGGTGATACATACGTAAAGGGACAGATCGTTGGATCGGTATCCCTTGGTGGAACGACCGACTACGATGTATCGGGTCAGACAGAAAAGCCGTACATCGGCATTCGGAACACATTTGTACTAGCTAAAGGAAGAATCACATAATGTCGAGTCTTACGAATGTAAACAATAACTCGTCAGTCGTCGTTGTCGGGCGGACCGCACCGGTTCCACCTGGTCAGCAACCCGCTGATCAATCACTGCCGGTCGTTGTTGCAACCGACCAACCGGCAGTACCGGTCGAGGAACAGAACAAGATCGCGTCCGAGGTCGCGCTGTCGCTCCTTGGTATCCCGCGGTCAGAGGTCGCACTCGGTATCTTTGCTGACGTCAACACCTATGACGTGAATCCTTCCGAGTGGTCGTCGACGCCTCAGCAGAAGCAGCAGTTTGAGGCATCCGATGATCCTGCGTACGACGGATTCAATGGGACACAGGACTTTGGGTTGACACACATCCCCGAGGAGTCCGGGGCCCTGATCGAGGCGCCGGCCAACAAGTCAGCCGTCCTGACTTCCAAGCGATTCTTCCGGTACCAGCCGGGTCGTGTATCGGCGGCTACCTTTGGCATCAAGTCCTCGTATATCGAAGAGGGTGCTACCGTCAAGTTCGTTCGTAATCCAACGATCAAGAAGTACGGGATCTTCGATAATTTCGACGGATACTATTGGGAGCACCGTGGCACCGGTGAGGCGGATCAGCTCTGTGTTGTACGCCGAACTCAGTCGTTGATCGAGCAGAACCCACAGGGATACGGCGCGGGTCAGCGGGAGGACTTTGGTCTTGCCGGTAACGCGGATACAGAAACACCCGGTGATCTTGTCATTCTTCGTGACGGTCTAATCATGACCCATGCGGCGATGTACGACCCATCAATGTTGTTGGACGAGACATTCCA